GTGAGACTGGCTTTGGCGATGGCACCGAAGTCATAGAGCGTGGTGGCAGAGCCCAGCGCGCTCGAGGCTGAGGTGATCAGCGCAAAGTCGACCGTGGAGGCGCCGCCCGTTGCGGCCACCGAGGTCGTGATGTCGACCACGAGCCACATGCGTTCGCCGCCGCCCTGGTCGCGGTAGGTATTCACGTTGCCCGAGAGCTGCGTGTCGCCGGCCGACACTTCGCTCAGGTACGCCGCCAGGGGCGAGGTATCGAGTGAGTTCGGAAACAGGTTCGCGCCGACCGAGGCGATCAGCGAGAAGGGGGCTCCCGTGCTGGTGTCCGAGAAGCTCCATTGAAGGTCGCGCATTGTCATGGTGGTTCTCCTTAAGACACCGTGGCTTCGGTGTTGAGGATCTGGTCCACCTTGCGCAATGGAATCCCGAGGAACTTGTACTCAATCTGAGTCAAACCCTCCTCGACGCTCAAAGCGTTTGCACTCTTGGCCAGAGCCTGAATCTTCAAGATGCTGAACATGGTGCGGTTCATGTAGAAGGCGCACCGGCCAGCCGTCAGGGACGGTAGACGATCGATCGCGCGGCTCATCAGACCGATCAGGTCCGCTGCCACGTTGTTGCTGGTGATCGTCGTATCGATGTTGCAGATACGAACCGCGTAGCGCCAGTCGGCCACGGCCAGGCCGCAGCGCCACTCCCAGTACTCGCGATAAGCCATCATGCGAGCGCCGCCGACGCCGGCGACGTTCTCCACGACCTGAAGGCCCAGATCATGGTGCTGAAGGCCGGCCTGCGAGCCTTTCGGGAAAATTCCGAAGATGCTGTTCGGGCCCCAGCACACGAGCCAAATCGAGGTGTTCGCAGATCCCGCACCACCTCCTGAGAGGATGTTCTGCGCGAAGGCGCCACCGCTGATGGCGTTGTAGCGGGGGTAGAGTCCCCGGAACACGGCCGGCGCCTTGGTCGGGTCGCCGTAGAACAGCAGCTGACTGAAGCCCTGGTTCATCGACTCGATGAAGGCGTCCGCTTCACTCATGCGGAAGGCCGCGGCCTTGCCGTTGAGTTCAGCCACCGACTTATCGACCTCGAGGAAGCCGGCGAGCTCTGCGGTCGTCTCATCGACGCCCAGAGTCGTGGATTTGCTCGGAGGGATGCCCTGGTTGAATGAGCGGGCCATCACCGTCGGCAGGCCCGTGCGTTGGATGACGCGGTGACCGGTGGCAAGATTTCCTTCCTGCCAGTGCATGTCGGGTAGCGCTTCGTTCTTTTGAGCGAGCAGCTCCACGATGAGCGGAATTTCGCCGCCCGGATCCGAGCGCGTCGCCCAATCGGCGAGCGTCAGTACGTTGGTGGCGACAACGGTTTGCGTCATCTCTTAGGCACTCCTATTGCGTTTTGCCGTAGAGCCGGTCCTGCGCACGTTCCAGCAGCGGCCGCGCGTCGCGTTCGACGGGCCGGGAGCCGGGTGCGGGGAATTGGTCTTCGGCGATGTACGCGTCGTGGATCAGGTTGAGCAGCCGCACGAAGGTGGGGTCGTTCAACTGTCGACGCGCAAAGTTCTCTCGGAAGCTCGAGTCGAAGCGGTCATTGAGCCAGCCGACGGTCGTCTCAGCTGCGGCAAGCTCTTCAGGGCTGAATGCCCGCTTGCACGCCGCCTCGTTCGTATCGGATGTCTGCTTGACCTGCTGTTGCCACGCCTCGCCCCAAGGGCCGAGTGCGTTCTCGACGAAGAAGTCCACGGCTTGCTGCGGATCAAGCACGAGCTTGCCTTCGGCGTTGAGTGCCTTCTTCATCGCTCCCTCGAGCGAGGTCACGGCTTCCTTGGGAAGTCCGACCGTCTCGGGCAGGGTGAAGAGCGGCTTTTCCGGTTCCGGCTTTACTTCGGGAGGCGCGGCCTCCGCTTTAGGTGCCGGTTCCGTGGTCTCAGGCGGATTCAATCCACCAGCGCCTTCGGATTTCGCTTGCTTGAGATAACTCTCGGGTGGTGCGTCCGTCGGGGATTCCGAGGGCTTCGCGTCCGATGGAGTTGCAGGAGGCGCCGCGGTCGAGGTGGGCGGCGCCGTGGATGTTGCAGAAGACGGTGAAGTCGCAGCCGGTGCCGATGCCGAAGCGTCAGCCGGTGGAGTGCTTACCGATGCCGTTGCGTTCCCTGTCTCTGCCACGCGGGGCAGAATAGAGAGTCCTACTTGTAAATCAGCAGGCGCTGACTATTCTGTCGGCTCGTGCAATCACACGTCGCCAAACGCAACAAACTGTTGAACATCACCGCAGCGGCCAAGATCCTCGGCGTGCATCGAGTGACGCTCGGAGTGTGGATTCGCGACAATGTTGGCCCCCCCTCGATCCGGCTGGGCAAGCGTCGCTACTTCACCCGAGAGATTATCGAGCAGTGGCTGCGCGCCCACTCGTCTTTGGCTTAGCGCGCTGATGCTCGAGCTCCGCCCTCACCTTAAACCACAGCGATAACTCTGCGTCCGAGATCCACTGCTCGAGCTGCCAAGCGATCTGGCGGCGGCCGGCGATGTTGCACATCTCGTTGGTCTCGTGGGTGTAGAAGGGAGCATTCCATCCACAGGCCCAGATGATGCGTGCCATCGTCCTCACACCCGATTCGGTCGCCAGTACCGCCCGCATATCGTTCTCGGCCTGAAGCTCGCGTTCCTTATCCGAGAGCGCCTTGCGCTTTAGAGCATCGCGGTCGGTCGAGCTCGGGATGGCATCCAGCACGCGGTGACTGCCGTCGGCCTGCCGGCGAATCTTACCCAATGGGTCGAAGAGCTCATCGGCACTGGCCGCTGGACCTACCGGTTCGAGTTCTGGATCAGCCATTGCCCTGCGCGGCTCCCGCTGCTTGCGCCAACATATCTAACGCACTGCCCTGCCCCATCGGCGTCTGCGAGAGCTTTTGAGCCGCTCCCGCATGGGCTTGGAGTGCTTGGGCGGCCTGCGCTTGAGCCTCCTGCTGGGCCTGTTGCTCTTGGGCCTGCGCTCGGGCGTGACGAATCTGCGCCACCTTCGCATCGTCGCGAATCATGCTGGGCGGGACATTGAGTGCCCGTCCCTTCTCCTCGATTGCCTTGTCGTAGTCGAACTTATCGAGGGCCGGGTTACCGGCCATCTGTTCGGCCTGAGCGACCTGAAGCACATACTGCGTGAAGGCATCGATCGACTGACTGGTCACCGCATTGATGGCTTGAGCCAGGATCGAGATGTACTTCACCCGGATCTGAGCTCCGCGCAGCGCAGGGGGCGCCGGCGGAAACAGCCCATGCCTCAGATGCTCGGCGAAGAGCCAATCGTGCAGCGGGTTGAAGAGGTCAAAGTTCAGCTGCCCCAGCACCGGCCCGAGCATCAGGAGTTTCTCTTGCTGCTTGGCGTTCACCTCGGCGGCGGTCTGACGCTGCGACCCTTGGGCATATTCGCGCTCGGCCTGGATGAAGAGCGCAAAGATATCGGCGTGCATCACCCCATTGATCCGCCCTTGCGTCTCGCGGATGTCCTCCAGCATCTCAGCGGTCTGCGGCTTGATCACATAGCTCGGCTGGAAACCGATGTTCGAGCCATCCGGAGCGGCGAAGGTCACATCGCCCGGCAGTTGGGAAGTGCGTTGATTGCGCAACTGTGGATGCGCCACATAGGGGGGTTCGACGAGTTTGTCGATCGCCTGCGCTTTACGACGCTGCTGCGTCTGCAGCGCTCGGGCATCTCCGAGCGCATCCATGGCGGGACCGCGGCCCCAGGCATCCTCGCTGTTGGTGTACCACCGTGCGACGAAAACGGGAAAGTCGCGAAAGCCCGAGACCTTGAGAATCTTCTTCGAGTCCGCCGCGTCTCGCTCCTTTCGAGCCGAGTCCGAGAGCGTCTTGTCGGGCTCCCCTCCACGCTCGTAATGCACCGAGCGATAACGCATCCCGCGCCATCCCGGAGCGCCCTCGACATAGGCGTAGTTCTCCTCGATCGCATGGACGAGTGAGACCCAGGTGTCGTATTGACGCTGCAGGTACAGTCCCCGCACGTAGCGGCTGATGTTCTCCCAGGCCGCATCATCGTCGGGATCGAATGAGCCGTCGGCGTTTCGTACCGCGAAGCGCTCGACGATCTGTTGCACGGTCCAGCGATAGTCACGGAACCAGGTGTTGACCCGTCGGTGACGGTCGTTCGCGATGTAGTAGCTGCCGATCGTGAAGGGCTGAAAGTGCGGGATGTCCTCCTCTTTGCGTCGCGGCAGCGGCCACTCTCGTCCTAAAGCCAAGGATCCGAAGACGCCAAACTCGCCGCAGCACTCGCTATAAGCGTTGTAGAAGTTGGAACGCGAGAGGGTTGAACGCACCCGCTTGGTGCAAGCCGCGAGCCACTCCTTCACTCCGGGAGCTTCCATCAGATCGTCATCGACGAGCTCGTACTCGAACCACGGCCGCGACTCGCTTGCCGTGCCACTCTGAAGCCCCGCTCGTAGCGTGTTGTTGGCCTGAAGCGGAGTCGAGTCGACGATGGCCCAGTTACGACGCCAGCCCTTGTTGGTGTCCCAGGCGTCATTGACCATGAAGCGGCCGCGGTAGGGGATGAAGTTATCCGCCAGATCCCGCCAATTCGCATACCAGGTCATGCGGTCGATGTTCAGCTGGAGCTTGCGACGCTCGAGCTTGACCTTGAGGTCCGGCTCGTGAGGCAGGTTCATGCGACTCGCTTGACGCTTGAGCATCCCGCGAGGCTGCACCAGCCCCTCATCCGGTATGGATAGACCCAGTCGCGTATCGAGCATGGCTTAGCCCTTGGAAGAGGTCTTCCCTCGCCGCTGCGGTTCTTTGTCGATCGAGTACGGACCGAACTGCTGGTGATGCTCCTGGGCCCCACCGCCACCCTCATGCAAGTGCCCGTCGGTCCCGTGCATGCGATCGGCATTGGGATGCGTCGGCTGCTTGTAGGGGGCACCGTTTCCGGTGTAGCCCACCGTCTCGACGTGATGAGGGGTCGGACCACTCGGGTGGTGACTCACGGGGAAATGCGGCGACTGATGAGGAAACTGGGGGGTCTCGCGCGCCGCCGGCGTCGATGAGTTGCTCGGGCGGGCTCGAAGGTTCTCGCGGTAGGCGTGAGCCTCGGCGCTGTCGTAGGTGCATTTGTCTGCCATTGGAATCTCCTAGTACACAAACCGTTTCGGTGGGATCGGATCGATCACCGGGAAGTTCGGGGGCGCCATGGTGTTCTCGGTGGAGAACAGCGGCGCACTCGAGCGCTTCATCCAGCCGTACTGCACGGTCGCTGACAGCGGCCCGTAGTTGAACGACGCATCCGAGAAGTCGCTGGCTTTCAGCAGCATGAAGGTGTCGCCCGGATAGTAGTAGGTCCCGTTGTACCAGCCGGCCGTCACCGCCATGACTTCGAAGGGTGGGATCGGCGGAATGGTCGAGAGGATCGGAGCGAACTGCGACTGCCCGCTGTCGTAGTCGCGCAGCGCCCAGTCCTTCCACAGCAGGATGGTGGCCGGCGTCGGGATCACTCGAGGCGGCGGCGGCGGCAAGCGGAAGGTCTGCGGGAAGATCAGCGGCCGCGGAATATCTCGGATCAGAGCTTCGATCGGGAAGCGAGGCACCAGTCCCTTCGGATAGACCGCGGTCCCAGGAGCGGTGGCGGTAAATCGATCCTGAAGCGAGGGGTACTCGCGCAGCGTCCAGGGCGGGGGTTCAAGGTACGGCTGCGGCACCGGGAAGATGAATGGAATTCGAGGCGGCGGGATCGTGATGACGCGAGCCGCCAGCTGCAGCGCCGTCTGATCCTCAGCCTCGTAGTCGTAGGTCGGGAAGGGGGCATAGGTCGGGACGACCGGAATCCCGCTGAAGGCCGTATAGGCGAACTGCGAGAGCAGCAGCGGGGTCAAGTCGCGCGGTCGCTCCGCGAAGGCAAAGCGTTTGACCGGAGGCACGATGAGAGATGCTGAGATCAGACGGTCAAAGCGCACCGGCTTATCGACGCTCATCTTGAGCGCGGTCTGATCCGGCGGCAGTTCTCCGAAGACGATCTGCTCGGCTCCCGGCACCCAGGTGTTCGCCGGCTGGATGCCACCGATCCAGGAGAAGTTATCCTGCAGCGACTGGTAATCGGCGATCGACCAGGGGTAATACCAGCGCGTGAACCACATCGGGAAGGCGCCCGCGGGAAACGGCGGCGGGAGCTTCGGGGTGAAGACGGTCGAGAAGGGTTCGATGCGCGTCGTGTAATCGCGCAACGCCCAGGGCGGATCAAATCTCGGGGTCGCATTCGATCCGACCGTGGGAGGCGCCGGCGGCTTCACCGGCGGTCTCGGATACAGTCCCAGCGGATGATCCTGATACGACTCAGTCGCTCGAGGCTGTTCGCCGAAAGCAATGGTATCGGCCTGGGGGACGTACTGCTGCGGCCGTTTCGGAATAATCTTCGGCGGCTCGACCCAATAGTCCCTCAGCGACCAGGTCTCGGTGTCAAACCGTGGCTTGGGATCAATCGGGACTGGGATGATGAAGTCGGCCACTAGGCGCCCTTAACATCCTGTGGGCTCACCTGGTGAGCTTCCCACTTCTTGAGCCAGGCGATCGGATAGGACCAGGGACCTCCGGGCGCTTGTGTCTCCCACTTGAGTGCGATCGGATGATCGGGACGCACCGGCACGATATCGACCCAGTACTCGCGCATGTGCTGCCCGCAGTCGGCGCAGGTCGCGATGTGCCAGCGGACGTAGTGATCCTTTGAGATGCGTACCAGGAGCCCCGTCTCCGAGCTTGAGCAGTGACCCTTGGCAATTTCGGCGAAGTCGCCCGGCAGAAACCCAAACAGCCGAAAGATCTCTTCCGGCCGCTCAAAGATGCGCAGCGATAAGGCCGAGCCCGTGAGCTGTCTGCCCCAGCTCTTCGGGAGCGGATTACTGTTATCGGTGGCGCTCTTGTCGCTCATCGGCTCACGGGCACGATCTGGCAGGTATCAAAGACGGTGATCAGATCCTCGCGCCCGGCATCGATGCACCACTTTTTGTGGTTCTTCACCATCTGCTCGACGCTCTCGACATCCCCGTACTTGACCGCAT